GAGTAGAAAAATTGATGAATATTTGAAAAACGCATAGCATGCATACGAAACATATTTATAATAACAATAGAGCCAATAGGCGAACAGCAATCGGCTCGGGGAATCGGTTGATTTCTCCTGACAAAATTCTTCTTATACGTATCTGGAAAAGCACCATATAGAAATATAGGGTGCTTTTTGTTGAAAAATGTAAAAAGTTGACGTATACTTCCCATGTAAATAATTTAGAAAATGGAAGTAAAGGAGAATAAAATGAAAAGCAAGAAGAAAAAATGTAACAACTCATTAAAAGAGCAAGAAAAAAATGAAGTTCCTAAATATGATAAGGCAAAGTGGAAAAACATAATTGATACGACACAAAGTAATTATGCAAATATGATAAAGCGATTAGATAAAAGCCAAAAGATGTCAAATTTTGTATTAATTTATTATAGTATTTTTTTGATTGTAAATACGTTAACGGGAAAATATTTTCCAGAGTATTTTAATCTAAAAGTTTCTGAGTATTTTGGGGTTATATTGTCTATCATTGTTTTAGCGTATTCTATAATAAATAATAGTGCTAATTATTCAATAAGAATATCTCGCATTGAAGAATCGCTAAATAAATTAAAAACAATTAAGCGTAATTTGGAAACTAGCGAATTAGAGAAATGTGTAGATGAATATAATAAAATAACTGATAATACAGAAAGAAGATCAGACGTTGATTTTTTTATTACAGTAAAACATTTATGCAATGAATTTGGAATAAGTTGGATAACAAAGAAAAAAAAGAAAGAAAAGAAAGAAAAGCAAGAAAAGCAAATGGAAACTAATACAAATATTTCAGGGGAAGAAGATAAAAAACAAAAACAAATTGTTAATAATTATATCAGCGAGATTAATGTTTGGTTAGAAGAGGGGAAGATAATATGCCAAAATATATGGTATGTAGTATTAGTTTTAGTTCCAATTGTTATTTTTACGATGTGTGTTGTAGCACAAGGAAGTGGAAATTTTTAAACGTACCCGCTGTGATTCCTTCCAATACATAAAACATCTCATTCCTCACATACTATATCCGAGGTGAGGAAATGGATAAGAAGGATCAAGAGAAGTTAAACAGAAAGAAAAGCAATGAAGAATTCAACAGCATTACCGAGAAGGTAAAGCCGGAGAATCAGAACCAGCATCACAATGTCAGGAAAGAGGCAGTTGATGTGAAGATGAGACAAATGTAAGGCGTCCATTAGGGCGTCTTTTCTAATACCCAAATACGGATACATAGCTCAGTGGTAGAGTACTTCACTCGTAATGAAGGGGTCGCAGGTTCAAGTCCTGCTGTATCCAGATAGAAAATTAAAAAAACAAACACGAATGAGAGGTGGTGAGCCGGATGGCAAAAGGAAAATATCAAGAATGGATAGAGCCGGAAGGCTTGCTAAAGCTGGAAGGATGGGCGAGAGATGGTTTGACAGATGAGCAGATCTCTTCGAATATGGGAATAACAACATCTACGTTGTATGTTTGGAAAAACAAGTATTCGGAGATTTCGGAGGCCTTAAAAAGAGGGAAAGAAGTAATTGATCGCCAGGTGGAGAATGCTCTGCTTAAGAGAGCACTTGGATACAAGTATTACGAAGTGACGATTGAGGGCGGTGTTGAAACTAAGAGAGTTACGAAAGAGGTAGTGCCGGATACAACCGCACAGATATTTTGGTTAAAGAATAGAAAGCCGGATGTATGGAGGGATAAGAAAGATGTTGGTCTTTCCGGGGAACTTAACACGAACAACCCTTTTGCAGATTTAACAACAGAAGAGTTAAAGAAGCTGGTACGTGATGGATAGAAAGCAGCAGATCATACAAGGTGCTAAGATAGAGCTTGCAAGGCGCGAGTTCTTTTTTTATTGTCAATTAAAAGCACCGGATTTTTATAAAAGCGATAGAACGTTTTTAGTAAATCTCTGTAATGAATTACAAGAATTTGTGGAGTCTGACGAAGAAGTGTGTGTTGTGAATATTCCTCCAAGACATGGAAAAAGCCGAACTGCAGGAAATCTTGTGGAATGGTGTCTAGGGAACGACCCAACATACAAGATTATGACTGGTTCCTACAACGAAACACTGTCTACTATGTTTTCGAAAAATGTGAGAAATAGCATACAAGAGAAAAAAGCTGATGAAAGTAAATCGGTGTTTTCGGACGTATTCCCGGGAGTTGAAATAAAGTATGGAGACGGTGCCATGAATCTGTGGAGCCTCGAAGGTGGTTATAACAACTATCTTGCGACATCGCCTACCGGAACGGCTACAGGATTTGGATGTAATTTGATGATTATAGATGATCTTATCAAGTCAGCGCTGGAAGCAAATAATGCAACGGTATTGGAAAACCATTGGTCGTGGTTTACAGATACGATGTTGTCACGTTTGGAAGAGGACGGGAAAATTATCATAATCATGACGAGATGGCACAGCGAAGACTTGGCAGGGAAGGTGTTGGAATGGTGTCAAAGTAGCAACAAAAAATACCGGCATATAAAGGACAAGGCCCTACTGGATCCTGTTAAACATAAAATGCTCTGCCCGGAGATCCTCAGCTACGAGTCTTACAAAGATAAAACGAGCGCGATGGGAGAAGATATTGCCAGCGCTAACTATAATCAGGAGCCAATTGATCTAAAAGGGCGACTATACACAAAATTTAAGACTTACGAAGATATACCGCGGGATTTCAACGGGAATCAACTTTTTACGGAGATTAAAAATTACACTGATACAGCCGATGAAGGAAGCGACTACTTATGCAGCATTACTTATGGGGTGTACAACATGGAAGCTTATGTGCTCGATATAATCTATACTCAGGAGGCTATGGAGCACACAGAAGGAAAAGTAGCAAAAATGTTATTTGATTATAGAGTAAACATTGCCGATATCGAATCTAATAACGGAGGAAAAGGATTTGCAAGAGCGGTAGAAAGCATATTGCAGCAGCAATTCCAAACGAATAAAACGTCAGTTAACTGGTTCCATCAGTCGCAGAACAAGAAAGCAAGGATTTTGTCTAACTGCACCTGGGTGATGGAGCATATTTATTTTCCGAAGAACTGGAGAGATAGATGGCCGGAGTACTACAAAGATATGAACAAGTATCAAAGAGAAGGTAAAAACGCACATGATGATGCACAAGATGCGACTACTGGAATTGCTGAGAAGATAAGTAAAGGCAAAGTGAAACTAAAGACCTTTAGAGGAGGAATATAGAATGAATGGAAAAAGACCATATAAATTGCCGGAACCGCTTTTATGGTCCGCTGATAAAGAAATCAATCTGACATTGGTGAATGAATACATTCGCAAGCATGAGGAAAGGATGCCGAGATATAACTACCTTGAAAATCTATACAAAGGATTTCACGATGTATTCCATCTTCCGGAAAAGGAATCCTGGAAGCCAGATAACCGACTGGCCGTAAATTTTCCACGGTATATCACAGAGACCTTTTTGGGATATGCTTATGGAATCCCGGTTAAAAAATCACATCCGGATACAAAGATTAAAGATGCGATTATTGAGTTTGACAGAGATAATGATATCTCAGATCAGGAATACGAGCTTGCGAAGAAATGTTGCATCTATGGACATGCATTTGAGTATTTTTACCAGGATGAAGAGGCGAAGACAAAGACCGTGATCTGCAATCCAAAAGAACTGTTTGTCGTCTATGATGATACCGTAAAGAACCGTGCACTATTTGCTATCAGATATGGATATAGAGATGATAAAGTCACAAGGCACGGAGAAATACTGACAAGAGAGAAAATCATCCAATTCGAGGGGGGAATCATGCAGGAGAGCATACCGAATCCCTATGGTCGTATTAATTGTGTAGAATACATGCTGAACGATGAAAGGATCGGGCTTTATGAAGAAGTTGCCGGTATGGTAGAAACATATAATAGGGTGATCGGAGAAAAGGCAAATGACGTAGACTCTTTTGCAGAAGCATATCTTGCAGTGCTTGGCGCCGAGCTGGATGAGGATGGTGTTTATAAGATCCGGGACAATCGAATTATAAATCTTTATGGTACGGAAAATGCAAAAGATATTATCGTGCAGTTTCTTGGCAAACCAACTGCAGACGGAACGCAGGAAAATCTTTTGAATCGGCTTGAGGATTTGATTTATCAGACAAGTATGGTAGCAAACATCTCCGATGAATCTTTCGGAAATGCTTCCGGAACCTCTCTTGCGTATAAATTGCAGTCTATGAGCAATCTTGCCCTAACATTCGACCGTAAAATTGAAAAGTCTATGAGAAAGAGATATAAATTGTTTTGTTCTCTTGCAACGAATGTGCCAGATCGGGACACATGGAAAGATATTGATTTTACAATGAGCAGAAATATTCCGAAAAATCTCCTCGAAGAAGCACAGACAGCACAGGCACTGGAAGATGTTGTGTCAAAGGAGACCCAGCTTTCTGTTCTGTCTATTGTAAGAGATGTTTCCGAGGAAATAGATCGAATGGAGAAGGATGAAGAAAAGAGACAGAAAACAATTGTAGAAAAACGGATGTTCGGAGGTGCGGCAGATGAGCAGCAGGACGTACTGGAAGAATAGGGAAGAAGAGCAGCGAAAGAAGAATATTAGGGATGAAGCCGAATATGTAAAAGAGATCGGGAAGATCTATGTGAACATGATGGATGAGATCCAAAAAGAAATAAATGGATTCTATACAAAATACGCAAAAGCAGAGGGGATCTCGATTACAGAAGCGAAAAAGCGGGTATCCAAAATGGACATTGATGCGTACAGCCGGAAAGCAGCACAGTATGTAAAGGATAAAAATTTTTCGAAGGAAGCCAATGAGGAAATGAGGCTTTACAATGCAGCCATGAAAATCAACCGGCTTGAAATGCTGAAAGCAAATATCGGAATGCATCTTATTGGTGGATTTGATGAGCTTCAGAAGTATTTTGACCAGATCCTGACGGAGAAAACGCTGGAAGAATTTGAAAGGCAGGCAGGAATCCTCGGAAAATCCATTCAGAACAATGCGAAGATGGCACATTCGATCGTAAATGCTTCATTCCATAATGCAAAATATTCGGATCGTATATGGATGTACCAGGATATGATGAAAGCAGAACTGGCGAAACTCTTACAAACAGGTCTGATACAGGGAAAGAATCCAAGAGTATTGGCAAAACATCTTACCAAACTGTTTGGAGTAAGCCGGGAAAATGCAGAGCGACTGATGATAACGGAACTGTCAAGGGTGCAGGCAGAAGCGCAGAAACAGTCTTATATCCGCAATGGATTTGATGAGTATGAGTTTATCGCGGAGCCGACTGCCTGCCCGATCTGTAGGGCTTTAGACGGAAAACATTTTAAAGTATCAAAAATGATGCCAGGAGAAAATGCACATCCAATGCATCCACGTTGCCGGTGCAGTACAGCAGCATATATGGACGATAAAGAGTATCGAGAGTGGTTGGATGGGTATTCTAAACATGGGATGAATTTTGAGGAATGGAAAAATAGGAGAGAGAAAGAAGAAAGCAAGACGAAGTATAAGTACAAAAATACAGTTGTTGATTCAAAGCTCATTAATTCTCCAGAATACAGAAGACGAATTGATAAGATTTCCAATATAACAAAGGTCAACAGAAATATATGGAAGCTTTCGAAAGATATGTTACTCCACAGATCAGGAACAAAGTTTGAAGATTTAGCATATATTGATGAAAAAACGGGAAAATATGAAATCAATAAGGATTATAATGCTGAAAGTCGTGCAAAGCCGAATAAGAAAATGGACGCAATGCTGAAAGATGCAGAGCCGTATACCATCATTGGAATACATAATCATCCAGGAAGCAGCGTTCCAAGTATGGGAGACTTGCTCGCATGCTTATACAGGCAATATAAGTGTGGAGTAGTAGTGTGTCATGATGGAAAAATATATAAATATTTCGTTGATGAGGAAAAGTTTAATCAAGTATTAGCACATTTTGCACTTGATAACTTAGAAAGAACAGGATATACTGATGAAGTAAAGAAGCAGTTTGTAGATGCGGGGGTCTGTTTGGAGGTGTTATGATGGAGAAGGAAAAAGAATATAAAAGAATTTGTGAAAAACTTGGATTTGTTCCATCGGAATATAAATATGATGGACCAGTAGAAGAAGATGATAGCATACCTAATCCCTTTTCGGTATTAACTATTGAAGAAGGAAGATTTTTATATGAAAACGGTTATTTAAATCCAAGATAGATACCATCGGTCGAGCGGGCTGGTGGTATTTTTATACCTATTTTTAAGGAAGGAAGCGTGAATGATATGAGCATACCAGAGAAAGTAAAAGTTTTATATAAAGAATATACAGTAGAAGAACAACAGAATCTACATGATGAAGAAGGCGATTTGTATGGGCTGATACAGTATCTCCCAGAGAAAATCGTCCTGAATGCAGATGCGTCAGAAGAACAGAAAAAATCGACTTTAGTACATGAATTGTTGCATGCACTTGATGAAATGTACAGTATTGAACTGGAAGAGAAGCAGGTTGAGAAACTTGGAAATGCGTTGTATATGCTACATTGCGATAATCCACAATTGTTTCACGCCGAAGGGGGGCGATAACGATTGATTGAGGTAAGAATCCGTCCAGAGCGAATTAAAATCTCTGGACACGCCAGGTATGCAGAACCTGGAAAAGATATTGTTTGTGCGGCTGTTACAGCACTCACACAGACGTTGATCAAGTCGATTGAAGAATTGACGGATGACGAAATAGAATACAGCATATCCCCCGGAAGGGTTGATATAAATCATAGGAATCTATCGGAGAAATCAAAAACTTTGGTAGATTCCTTTTTCATTGGCGTTTGTTTGATTGCCGATGAGTTCCCGGAGTATGTCCGGGTATTGTAACTGGAAGTGAGCGAAACCTCGTAAAACTATGATTCGATGCAATAGTCTGGACAATGGATGGACTGGGGCGAAAGGAGAAGTTAACATGAAACTTAGAGAATTTATGGCATTACAATTATTTGCCGAGAACGAAGGAATTGGGGCGGAAGGCGATGGATCCGGCGCGAACGGCGAAGAAACACATGGCAACGAGGAAAGTCAAGGGACTTCCGGCAACACGTTTGAGGACTTTTTAAAAGACGGAAAGAATCAAGCGGAATTTGACAGAAGAGTCAATAAAGCAATCGAAACTGCACTAGGCAATGCGAAAGTGAAGTGGCAGGAGGATGCTGACCAGAAAGCAGAAGAAGCGGCAAAAGTCGCAAAGATGAATGCAGAACAGAAACAGCAGTACGAACTGGACAAGTTAAAGAAAGAAAATGAGAGATTGCAGGCAGAGTCTGTAAGAAATCAGCTTGGCAGAAATGCGGCAGGGGTGCTTGCAGAGAAAGGCATCGAAGCAACACAAGACGTTCTTGATTTTGTCGTAGGAGCCGATGAGGCAGATACCAATGCAAGAATTGACACTCTCATGAAAATCGTAGAATCCCAGCTTAAGAAAGCCGAGATTGCCAGGGCAACCGGAACTACGCCAAAAACTATGGCAAACTCAGGAAGCCAGTTATCTGAATTTGACAAGCGAATTGCAAAGTATAAGTAAAGGAGAATGTGAAGATGAAGAACAAAGAATTTATGATGTTACAGTTATTTGCGGCAGGAGACAACAATGATATGCCGGTAAGAAGCTACCAGCTTGAGTTTAAAAGACTTTTGAAGGCAGTATTTAAAAAGATGTCTTATTTCGCGGATTTTTTCGGCGGCGAACTTGAGGCACTTGATGGAGTCAGAGAAAATGAAACAGCCTTTTATGTAAAAACATCAGACATTCCGGTTGTGGTTGGAACTGGGTACGATAAAACAGCTACGAAAGCGTTTGGAACGGGAACAGGGAACTCTAGTCGTTTCGGGGAGAGAAAAGAGATTATCTACGCGAACACGCCGGTTAATTACTCTTGGGAATGGAATTACCACGAGGGAATTGACCGACACACCGTAAATAATGATTTTGACGTTGCGGTAGCAGATCGCTTGGAACTGCAGGCGAGGGCTAAGACAAAGCAGTTTAACAAGCAGCACGGAAAATTTATTTCCACATCTGCAGGAAAAACTTTAAGTGTTACTGATTATACGGCAGACAATGTATTAAAGCTGTTTAATGAGCTGTCTAAGTATTTTAACAACATCGAAGCAGTTGGAACGAGGAAGATTAAGGTTTGTTCCGATTTATACAATGCTATTGTAGATCATCCTCTTAATACAACTGCGAAGAATTCCAATGTAAATATCGAAGGAAACGAAGTTGTGAAATTCAAAGGTTTCATTGTAGAAGAGATTCCAGATGAGCTCTTCCAGTCAAAAGAGTGCGCTTATGCATATATTGCAGGAGTGGGGAAAGCATTTACCGGAATCAACACGGCGAGAACGATTGAATCGGAAGATTTCGATGGTGTAGCATTACAAGGAGCTGGAAGAGCCGGAGAATTTATCTTAAATGACAATAAGAAAGCGGTAGTAAAAGTAACAAAATCGGGGGAATAGAACCCGCTCCTGATATAGCCTTGGTAGGCAGCGGGAAAATCGGCAAGGCGAAAATTGGAAAAGGATAGGAGGAATATATTATGGCATATACACCAACAACATGGAGCGATGGAGATGTTATCACTGCGGAGAAGATGAATAAATTGGAGCAGGGCGTGAAGAATGAGCAGGTTGGACCAGCAGGACCAGCAGGAGCAAAAGGCGAAAAAGGCGATCCAGGACCAGCAGGAGCAAAAGGCGAAAAAGGCGATCCAGGGCAGAGTTACGTTCTTCCAGCGGCGAATAAAACAACGATTGGCGGTGTGAAACAGATGGCTTTAATTGCAGATTTGTCTACAGAAACAGCATCTGACCTGAAAAGCAAAATCAATGCAATTCTTGCGGAGATGAAAAAACAGGGTATCATGGCAAATTCGTAAGGAGTTGAAATTCAATGCTGAATGATTTAAAAAAACTTCTTGGAATCGAGGATGATTCTCTTGATCAGAAACTGGAGTTGATACTCAGATCTGTGCAGGGGCGCCTAAAGCTCCTGCTCGGAGGAATTGAAGTACCGGAGGAAATGAATCATATCGTTGTGGAAGTGGCGGTGATCCGGTTCAACCGGCTAGGTTCCGAGGGGATGTCTTCCCACAATGTCGAGGGCGAGAACATGTCCTACAATGACAACGATTTTGATGGATTTATGAATGAGATACAAGCTTTTTTAGATTCGCAGAAGGAATCAAAACGAGGAAGGGTGCGGTTTATTTGAGATGTGATACAGAGGTATTCTTCCAGTCGATCACGCCCGGAGAATATGATGAGTCTACCGGAGATTATGAAGAAGATAAGATCACGGAAGAAAAAAAGCATGCCAGTGTTACAGATACTGGCACGGATATGATGAATCTTGTGTACGGTGCTATAAAGCAGGGAAGTAAGACAGTGCGCTTGCAGATGCACTATAAAAAGCCGTTCGACCTTATCCGGATAGGCAATGTCCTATACAGAGTGGATTTTGAACGGAAACTTCGAACAAAGCACGTGTTTGTGGTATCGGAGGTGCAGTGATGGCAGGCATTAAATTTGAAGGAATCGCAAAGCTGGATAAAGGTTTGAAAAAAAGAATGGATCTGAATGCAGTCAAGACAGTTGTCCGAAAAAACGGAGCTGATATGCAAGTAAAATCACAGAGAAATGCGCCGGTTGATACCGGGACTTTGAAGCGGAGCATAGGTCTTGATATGTCAGACAATGGAATGACTGCCACAGTAGAGCCGACAGCTGAGTATGCTCCATACGTGGAACTCGGAACCCGGTTCATGGAAGCACAGCCGTATTTAAAACCCGCATTTGAGGAGCAGAAGAAACAGTTTGAAAAAGATTTACAAAAGCTTGTGAGGTGAGGCATGGATCCACAACAAGAATTATTTACAAAATTATTAACAGAGATCAAATCATTAGGGTATGACGTATATGACGGTTTTCTTCCGCCGGATGGTACGTCGTATCCTTTTGTTTATCTCGCAGATAGCCAACAGACAGACGATGCCAATAAAACGGCTGTGTTTGGCAATGTGTATCAGACAATTCACGTATGGCACAACAATCCAAGGCAGAGAGGAACGGTGTCAAAAATGTTGCTGGCGACTAAAAATGTGTGCAGAAGACTGGATCATACCGAAAATTTTGCATGGAATGTCCGGAATGTAAACCAGAGGATACTTCCGGATACAACAACAAAGCAGCCTCTTTTACACGGGTTGCTGGAAATAGAATTTAGTTTTAGTTAGAGAGGAGAAAAAGCATGTTTAAGACAGGTTTACAGTTATTTGCCGAAGCCGTATCCGGAAAGAAAATCGTATATTTATACAGGTTGGCGAAGAATGCTTCGAAAGAGGCGGGAAAAAATTTGGCGTTCACAACGGAAAATGGGAGAACGAAAAGTAAGGATGCGGATTCTACTGCGACAAAGGATGGTTCTATCAGGACACCAGGGACAACGGAAGTAGAGATTACGGCTACAAGTATTTTATCAAAGGGAGACAAGACAGTTCAGGAACTTGAGGATGCAATGGATTCTGATGAATTGATTGAAATCTGGGAAGCGAATCTCGCTGATCCGGCAGAGGAAGGACAGAATAAATTTAAAGGAATGTATTTTCAAGGGTATCTTACAGAGTTTGAAATCACTTCGGCAGCAGAAGATAATGTGGAAGTGTCTCTCACATTTGGAATCAACGGTTCTGGAAAGCGTGGGGATGTCACTGTGACAACCCAGCAACAGGAAATCGCAAATTATGTGTTCAAGGATTCTGTGAAAGAGGGGGAATAATACCCTCTGAGGATGTAGCCTTAATCGGCAGAGGGAAAATTGGAAAGGCAAAAGTAGGAAAGGAATAAATATATACATAGAGGGCGGGAAACTGCTCTCTTTTGTTTTGCTGAAAAGCAAGGAGGAGTTAAAGATGATGGAATTAACAATTAACGGACAGGTGTATCAGTTCAAGTTTGGGATGGGTTTTTTAAGAGAACTGAATAAACAGATGGTCATTCCAGTGGACGGAATACCAGGGGCAAAGAAAGACATCGGATTCCGATATACATTAGGGTCTTTTTTGGATAATGACCCAGAAGCACTTGTAACTATTCTTAATACTGCAAATAGAGGACAGGATCCTCGTGCGACAAGGGAAATACTTGATGATTACGTAGACGATGAAGACACAGATATTGACCAGCTTTTCGAGGATGTTTTGGGTTTCTTAAAGAGTTCGAATGCTACCAAGAAAAACACAGTGGAATTATTGGAAGCTGTGGAGAAGGAGAAGAAGAAACAGGCAGAGATGGAAGCGAAAAAACAGGAGATGATGGCATAAGTTTTGAGGAATTCTATCAAGAGGTTGCCTTGAATTGTTTCCGGTATCTCGGGTTTCGTAGTTTTGCTGAGGTCGATAATCTAACGATTCCGGAATACAACCTTCTGATGGAGGCTGTGCGGTTGAAAGAGGTAGATAAAGACTACCGAAACCACCTGCAGGCGTTTCTGAACTTTGCTGTGAGAGCGGAGAAGAAGATTGGAAAAGGGAAAACGAGACCGGTATATCAGCGGTTTCGGAAATTCTACGATTATGAAAAAGAGGTTGACAAAGTAAAAAACAGAAAAAAGAAGCAGGAGAGATTATCGGTTATCGGCAAAATGATGAGAAAGGGGGAGTGATGGCATGGCAGAAAGTTATTCAGTAAAGGCAATATTATCTGCGCAGGATAAAGGATTTAAGTCTGCTTTTGGTGCAGCAATGAAATCGGCTAATAATCTGAAAAACACGATTACAAGCGGACTAGGATTTGGAGTGATGATGGCAGCAGGTCAGAAAGCATTTTCTGTAGTGGCAGGAAGTATGTCAAGCCTGACAAAAGAGACAATCAATACATCGGATTCTATGCAGAAATTGCAGCAGGCGATGCGGTTTTCTGGAGAAAGTGAAGCCGAGATTCAGAGGATTGCGGGTGCAACGGGGACACTGAAAACATATGCGGATAAGACGGTATTTTCGTTAGAAGATGTAATGTCTACATTTGGTGCTTTGTCTGCGAACGGAATTAAAGATGCAGATAAGATGACCGAGGCAGTCGGAAATGCGGTTGCTGTCTTTGGCGGTGGAGCCCAGGAGTTTAGTAGTGTTGGATTGGCGTTTTCGCAGGCTATGGCATCAGGTGCACTCCACGCTCAGGATTGGAACCAGATATTGAATGCGAGTCCACAGCTTGCTGGAGGATTGCGAAAAGAATTAGTAAAGCTGAATCCGGTGCTTGAGAAAGATTTCAAAGGTGCAATGGAGGAAGGCGCTATCACAGCCGATCTTCTTGGTCAAGCAATGAATAATATCGGGATGACTGATATGGCGAAAGAAGCAGCAACATCAGTTACGACGTTCGAGGGTGCAATGGGAAACCTGGAGGCAACGGTCACAAGCGGTATGATGAATTTGTATGACAGCTTTGCAAAGTCAGGTGTAGTGGACGCAATTAACAGCTTTAACGAAAAAGTGGGAAAAGGCTTTGAGTGGCTTGCTGCTACAATCCCGAAGGCAATCGACAAGATTTCCCCGTATTGGGAAGTATTTAAGAAAAATGCAGCAGAGGTTAAGGATGCATTTGGCAGTGCATTTCGAGCAGTTACAAGCGAACTGCAAAAACTCACAGGAGCGTTCGGCTCAACGGAGAGCATAAACGGTTTTTCTGACGTGATGGATTCGGCATCAGGTGCATTGAAATCTTTTGCTGGCTTCATGGAGGAACATGCGGATGTTATTGCAAAGGTACTGAAGGAGCTTCCCAAATTGCTTGTAGCATATAAGGGTTTTAAGATTGTAAAATCAGTAGCTCCGTTTGTAGGCGCATTCACCAGTGCGATCGCAGGACTTGCTGGGAAAGGAATTTCAAAATTAGGCTCAAAATTATTTGGAATTTCAAAAGGACAGGAAGCTTTAGGGAAAAGCAGTGCCGGGAGTTCTAAAAAGATATTGGCATCAGCAAAATCTTTTATGGTACTAGGTGCCGGAGTAGCTTTAATCAGTGGTGGATTCTTTCTCCTTGCAAAAGGGGCAAAGGCGGTAGCAGATTCGGGGCCATTGGCTGCGGGAGTTTTGGCAGGAATGGCAGGTGCAGTGTTGGCTTTAAGTTTTGGTTTTATGAGTTTCTTGAAGAATATTAAGACATCGCCCCAAAAGATGAATGCTGCCTCCAAATCATTCGTAAAGATGGCAGGTGCGGTGGCTCTTGTATTAGCTGCACTTGCCGGTGTGGCATTGGCACTTGTCCCACTTGGAAAATTAGGAGATACTGCAGTTCCGGCACTTGCAGCGTTTGGAATAGTAATCGGTGGATTAACGGCGATATTTGGAGTGTTTGGGAAGAAGTTGCAGGAAAGTGCTATGGGAATTGGGGTGTTTGCAGTATCTGTCGCAGCAATGGCTTTAGCGATGGCTCCTATCGCTAAAACAGGGACAGATGGTGCAATCGCAATGGCTGCGTTTGGTGTGGTGGTTGCTGCTTTAGTGGCAGTGTTTGCAATTTTTGGAACGGCTTTAACGGCTGCAATACCAGCTATGCTTTCGTTCGGAGCTACAATACTTATGGTTGGTGCCGGAATGAATCTAGCATCTTCTCTCATTAGCGCCTTGATTCCGTTTGTAAGGCAGTTAGGCGATACGGTTTCACAGGTCGCCACATCAATTGCGTTTTCAATCTCGATGATATTATCGGCATTTGGAGATTTGGTTTCCACTGTAGCAGATGCAGTAGGGACAATTGTGGCAACAGTCGGGAATACGCTTGTGAATGTGGTAAAAACAGCAGGGGATGTCATAAGTGATGTGGTGGAATCGATCAGTGACGGATTCCGCACGATTACGGATGGTATATCAGGTGTGATTGATGCAATAGGAGGTGCTTTTAGCAGTGTATTGGAATCAGTGGCAGATGTCATAAATTCCATTGGAAATTCGGCGAAAAATGCTGGAAAAGGATTTAAAAGTGTTGCAGAGGGAATTCAGATCATCTCGGAACTATCCATTATTGATATTGCGAAGTCTCTCGGAGCAGTTGCAATAGGTTTGGGAGAAATTTCGTCAAAAGGAAAGGGACTGAAAGAAGCGGCAGCCGGTGTTGAGGTTATGGTTGTCTCTATCACATCGGCATCTACACAGCTAGCCTTATTCAATGTGTCTTTACAGAAGATGGGTTCGTTGTCGGTATCAGTCGCTTCTGGTATTACGGCAATCAAAAAAGCATTTGCCGGGTTTTCAGTTCCACCAGTTGATACAAGTAGGATTACAGCGTCATTTCGTTCCATTGTTTCGAGTGCCAATATGGTAGCGGTTCAGGTGTCAGCAACAGGTAAAAACACTGCAAACAATTATGCAAGTGCGATGGCTTTTGGTTTCAGGAAGGCTGCTACGGAAACGATGAGCGGGGTAAGCAAGATAAAAGATGCTGCAGGTAAACTGGCTACCTTGTTGCCGAAAACAGCTGTACAGGCTATGAATGGATTTAATAATGCATTTTCTTCTGGAAAGACGAAAGCGATATCCATTGCGAAAGCAATGGCAACTTCCGTTGTATCTGCTATGAAGTCGGCACAGGAAGGAGCGTATAACAGTGGATATTATATTGGTGTAGGTCTTGCGAACGGCATGGAGGCTTCTTTGGGGCGAGTACGGAGTATTGCAGCACAGCTGGCCGAGGCGGCAGAAAAGGCAATCCGTGCAAAAGCGAAAATTCATAGTCCTTCAAGAGTTTCGGAGGAGCTTGGGGAATACTATGGCGATGGCTGGATTGGCGGAATTCAGCGGAGAATGAAGGAAGCATATCATGTTGTGAAGGAATTGGTGTCAATTCCAGCAGTGGATGAGCCAAGGCTCGCTGTTGCTGGATATGGAACTGTTAAAGACTTGGATGAGGGGTACAGTTATAACAGGAATGCGACATATACAATTGTTGTTCCAGTTGAGGTGGATGGTCGGGAAATCGCAAAAGTGACAGCACCATACACACAGGAAGAACTGAATAAATTGGAAAAGAGAAATAACAGAAAAAGGGGATTTAGATAAGGAGGGCAAATGTACAATTTTATAGACACGACAGAAAGTCAGAGTGGCGGTACACTGCCCTCTGAGGCCCTGAATTTTGATGGGGAATATATAGAGAATCTGATTCCTGGCTACCGGACATTGTATGTATCTGGCAGGGAAGTGATTGATACAGAACTTTTGACGGATGAAGTAGGTGTGAGGGACGGAACAAGGTACCGGAGAAAAAGATACCCGGAAAGGATTATCACAGTAGGCTATCAGTTGATTGCAAAAGATGTATTATCGTTCCGAGCAGCTTACAATAAGTTGAATGCAATCTTAGATACAGATGAAGCAAAACTGATATTTGCGGATGAACCCGACAAGTATTTTATAGGGACCAAGGAAGGGACTGATGATGTTCCGACTGGAGTCAATGCAGTAAAAAGTGAACTGACATTTCATTGTGCTGATCCATTTAAGTATTCTGTGAAAGAAAAAGAAGTCATTCCGACAATGGATGAAGATACGACCTTTGTGGTTGATTACAGAGGAACACATAAATGTTTTCCAGTGCTGGAAGCGGAAGCAAATGGCGATATTGGATTTGTTGGATTTATAAAGCAGAATGGGAAAGTTATACAGATCGGGAATGCAGATGAGCTTGACGGAGAAAATTATGAGATGTCACAGACTTTGGTGGACGAAGAATTTGTATCCATTTCACCAGAATGGAAATTAAATTCCGCAAAAATTATAGAATTTACGAATAGTTCAGGTGGAACAGTGAGCACGATACAGACTGGAACGGTAACAGTTGGAAAAGATAGGAGTGGAAAAACTATTTTAGGTCCATCTAGTTACGGGAATATTGTTGCGTATGGTGGTCCAAGCGTAACCCGGCAGATACCCGCTGATCAAAGTGGTCATGTCGGTGCAAAGAATTGGACGTTTTCGTGGCATCATAACTTCACGCTTACCCATGCAAAGCAGTTGGGAGCGGTGGAATTCCTTGTGACCGGTCTTAAAAATGGGAAAAAGGTCACAATTGCATCTGTGACATACTCACGAAATGCGATGAATACGAAAGCGTGGGGATGGTTTTATGTAAATAATAAATGTGTAAAATCGTATATCACAATCGATGATGTGACTGCGGAAAACAAAGTGACTGGATACAGCGGAGGGCGTTCCGGCATCCGGAAATTTGGTACGAAAGTTGCGTTTGATTTTGCGGGTCAGGTATTTGAGTTTACAGACCCGGAAATTGTGGATGTAGAAGCAACTGAAATAAGTGTTTTTTTCCTGGCAACAAAGGGGTATGACAGTATGAACTTAAATGGTGTTTATTCTGTAAAATTTGTTTCGCATTCCGTAGAGTCTTGGCGAAATGTACCGAATAAATTCGGGGAAGGCGATGTAATATTAGCGAACTGTAAAGCAGGAACTATTTTAGTAAACGGTGTGGAGATGCAGGGGCTTGGGGCTCTTGGAAATGATTGGGAACAGTTTTTTCTTCATCCAGGTACAAATCAGATCAACTGTGTATATTCCAATTGGGCAGAAAAACCGCATTTCAAGTTGAAATATAGAGAGGTATGGCTATGATCTTTTATTTCGCAGACAGACATATGAATATATTAGGACAAGCAAGTACAAATCTTCCTGATGGAATCCTAGTTCGGGATGACAAGAAGGTAGAAGAGATTGATACCGGTGTGGCGACGTTGGAATGTTATATTTCTGCTACTGGAAAAGACAAAAAAGGGGCGGAAATATATACAACAGTAGGAAACTATATATTAAAGAAAGATCGAGATGAGACAAGAGCATATACCATTATCGAGCGTGAAAAGGATACAAAAAACGAAGAAATTTGTATTTACGCAGAGGATGCAGGGCTGGATCTTCTGAATGAGGTTGTTGGAGAGTATGAAGCAGATCGGGATTATCCAGTCGTGTATTATACTGAAAAATTTGTTGGAAATAGTGGATTTGAAATCGGTCTGAATGAGATTAGTGATCGCTCCAGGAAACTGAAATGGGAAGGTGAAGCGACTGCGACAGAAAGACTTGCAAGTGTAGCAACACAGTTTGATGCGGAAATCTCATATAGTTTTGAAATAACTGGACTTCAAATTTCGAAAAAATATATCAACTTTTATAAAAAACGTGGAAAGGATATTGGTACAGAATTACGCTTGAATCGAGATATAGACAGGATTCGTACGAAAGAGTCTATTGCGAATATTGCGACAGCCCTTGAAGTGACTGGGGGAACACCGGAAGATTCCGAAGAGCCTATTACGTTACAAGGATATCAATATGATGATGGTGATATTTATATTGACGGAACAAAGGTGAAATCACGAGAAGCATTGAAGCTTTGGGGACGTTATATGATGAAAGATAGCGATATTGTAGGGCATATCACAAAAACGTATAGTTATGATACGATGAGTCAATCGGAGCTTTGTACTAGATCTGTAAATGAATTGAAAAAAGCTTGCAAAATGGAAGTGAATTATGAAATTGATATCAGCAGACTGCCAGAATGTGCACGGGTAGGAGATTATATTAACATCGTAGATGATGAAGGTGGATTGTATTTAAAGGCAAGAATTTTGAAACTGGAAAGTTCTGAGACAAACGATGAACATGTGGCAACTTTGGGAGAATATCTGATAAAGGATAACGGGATATCACAACTTCTTGAGGATTTGGCAGAGCAGTTTAAACAGTTGGCGGCAAATAGAACATTTTATACTTGGATTGCTTATGCGGACGATAATAAGGGAAATGGAATTTCTTTGAACCCGGATGGCAAGAAATATATTGGAACAGCAGCAAACAGAACAACGAAAACACCGGATTTGAGTGACGCAACAATATATTTATGGATGCTGGCAAAAGGAGATGATGCTGTTACGCTCCACATTGATTCGAGCAATGGAAGCATCTTTAAAAATAGCGGGGTGGCAACAACTCTGACAGTAACAATTCTTGTTGCAGATGAGAGAATTGATACATCTAAAAAAATGAAAGATTATTTCGGACAAGCAGCTTATTTAGAGTGGGAATGTAAGCGATTAGGAGAGACGGAATTTAAACCGATTTCACATACTGACAAGAGATTATCAGATGAAGGTTTTATTTTCACATTGACGCCCGAAGACGTGGATGTCAAATCAACATTTAATTGTAGTTTGAATTATTAGGAGGATTTAAAATGGCAAAAAAAGCAAGTAATCAGGTAGACTTACTCGATCTTACAGATGGGTATTCAATCATAATGACAAATGACTCATATACATTTTTGGGAACAGAAACAAGCGTAAATGGGACACAGACAACATCGACACAGATTATGGCTCTTTGTGGTGCAGAACAAGTGGCTTGTAAAATAGGTGCGATAGAGTGTCCAGAAGGGTTAAGTGCAGTTTCTGATGGAAAGACACCAACTCCAACGGTTACGATTACAGCAACATCAGCACTAAAAAAGACAGGATCCATTACAATACCGGTTGTTATCGGGGAGATTACGGTTAATAAGGTGTTTAGTTTTTCCATTGCATTTAAGGGGCAAAACGGTCAGGATGGTACAAGTGTTACAGTAAAAAGTACATCGGTCACTTATCAGATTTCAGCTTCGGGGACGACGACGCCAACAGGAGAGTGGCTGACTTCTGTACCTAATGTGCCGGCGGGGCAATACTTATGGACTAAAACAGTTGTAACTTATAGTGATGGAAAATCTACGACAGCATATAGTGTATCGCGTAGCGGAACGAATGGTTCAAATGGATCAAGTATTACTGTTACGAGTCAGGAAGTAACTTATCAAAAAGGAAACTCAGGAACAACACCGCCTACTGGAGAGTGGTTATCTACCATTCCAGCAACAAATCCGGGAGAATTTCTGTGGACTAAAACGGTTGTAACTTATAGTGATGGAAAATCTACAATTTCCTATAGTGTTTCGCGGAACGGAACGAATGGCACGGATGGACAGGATGCGCTTAATCTTGTTATAGAGTCCTCAGCTGGAACAATTTTTAAAAATACAGCAATTGCAACTACATTGACAGCACATGTCTATAAAGGAGGTACTGAGGTGATTGGCGGTGCACTTTCGGCACTTGGAACAATTAAATGGTATAAAGATGGTGGATCTGTGCCAATTGCTACAGGCTCTACATTTACAGTGTCAGCGGGAGATGTATCAAATAAAGCCACTTATACAGCGATACTGGAGGGATAGGTATGGCTATAAAGTCAATAGCTGAAATTACTTTAATCCGTGTGAATGATGGCTCTGACGGAAAAGGGATTAAGAGCATAATGGAATATTATATGGTATCTACCGTTAATTCTGGAATCACAACTGGAAACAGTGGGTGGAGTACGGAAATTCCTACTATGACAACTATAAATAAATATTTATGGAATTATGAAAAAATGATATATACAGATAATACCTCTGTGGACACTACACCAAAAGTAATTGGGATATATGGGGACAAAGGTCCGCCGGGACAGACTGGAAACGGAATAAAATCAATTGCAAATTATTATCTTGCCACTACCGCGAAGAGTGGCGTGACAATATCCACAGAGGGTTGGACAACAACGATACAAACTATGACTTCATCTAAAAAATATCTTTGGAATTATGAGATTGTTGTATATACAGATGGGAGCAAATACACATCTGCTCCATGCATCATAGGGGTATACGGTGACAAAGGAGCCGCAGGAGAAAATGGAATGAGTGGAATTATTGTATCAGATACAGCACCATCAAATCCAGAAGTAGGTCAATTATGGCAGAAAGCATCCGGTCAACCAATACAACGCTGGGATGGAAAGAAGTGGACTATTCATTATATTTCGGTAGATAATTTGGATGTGGATACATTGAGTGCCATTTCAGCAAATCTAGGAGATGTTTCGTTCGGAACAATTACAAATTATGTGGAAGGAAAAAGGGCACTTGCAGTAGGAAATAATAGTGTTGATTTTTATAATTCAAATGCTGAAAGAGAGCATATTGGATATATAAGACCGTACACGGATGGAGGTTATGACAAATATGGAATTGAGATTGTAGGAGACAACAGATTTCTATTTGGAGTAGCTGGCAATATCGTACATATGGATAATCAGACATTGAACTATGATGGATTGTTTAATTTAGGTGGCAAGCCAATGAATTATGAAATTATAACATTATCAAATACAATCGCCATAAAGTATGCGAACGGATTGTTGATATGTGCTGGACACACTTCTTTTGCAGCTACAACAGCTATTACAGCAAAAGCGGATGTGGTATTCCCGGTTCCGTTTAAAGATACAGGCTATTATTTTGTGTCAAACGTGCAAAGAAATGGAAGTATTGTTACGTCTTACTGGGAGGGAGATGTTGGTGGAAACAATATACGTACAACAGCAAAAACCAGTATTTCTCACTCGAAAACAAATGGAAATTATGGAATTGCCTACAACTGGTTTGCAATAGGATTTTGGAAATAGTGAAGGAAAATTTATAAATGAAGAATGAAGAAATCAGAGTGAGACCGTAAGGGTCTTTTTATTTTTGTTGCATAAAAATAGTAAAGGAGATGAAGAATTGGAGACGATTATTTCAGCGTGCATATCAGCATGCGTGACGTTATTGGTGTGTATCATAAGCAATCGTGCACAACAGGAGAAAACAAGAGCGTTAATGCAGTACAAGCTCGATGAGCTTACGAAAAAAGTCGAAAAGCATAATTCAGTTGTGGAAAGGACTTTTTTATTGGAAGAAAAAATTAAGGTAGCAAATCATAGAATTGAAGATTTAGAGGGAAAGGTAGGATAAGACTATGGAACAACTTATTATGAATACAACATTGATTATTGGAATTATTGGAGTACTTGCGTTTGCGGTATCCGTCATTACACAGGTATTTAAAGGAGTATCGGGGCTTAAGAAGATTCCTACAGACATCTTAGTATTTGTACTGTCTATCGGAATCACGGTGATGGCGTTTATTGCATATATGCAGTACATACAACAAGCGATTTTGTGGTACATGATCATTGCTGCTATTATGGCAGGATTCTTGGTGGCATTTGTGGCTATGTACGGATGGGAAAAAGCAGCAGAGCTTTGGAAGAGATTTTACAAGGGTAGCGTAGACAGATAATTCAGAGGGCGAGTAATCGTCCTCTTTTGTGAAAGGAGATTTAATATGGAAAGAAAGATTATTGATGTAAGCTATCATAACGGTACAATTGACTGGAATGCAGTAAAAGTCAGTGGAATTGAAGGAGCAATTCTCCGATGTGGATATGGAGATGATATTGTCGGACAAGACGATAGTCAGTGGTTTCGTAATGCAGACGAATGTACAAGGCTTGGAATTCCATTTGGGGTGTATATTTACTCTTATGCAAAATCAGAAGCGCAGAGTAGGAGTGAAGCAGCACATGTGTTACGTCTGATCAGCGGATACAAGTTAAGCTATCCAGTCTATTTGGACTTGGAGGAATCAGGCACTGAAAGCCATGCAGTTGCTGGTGCGAAAATTTTCTGTGATATTATTGAAAAAGCTGGATACGTGGTCGGTATCTACGCGAATCAAAATTGGTTTCAGAATATCATCGGAAATCAGCTTGATAGATACACAAAATGGATTGCAAGATACTCATCAAATAAACCGACCGTAGCGTGTGATATTTGGCAGCACACAAGTGATGGAACAGTAAGTGGAATTAACGGAAGAGTGGACATGAATATCTGCTACAGAGATTTTCCGGCAGAAATCAAAGGAGGTACAAACAATATGAGCAAGAGACAATTTTATCCAGGAGAAGCCTACACTGCAAATCAAGCAAATGTATATACTACAGGCGATTGTAATGCAGTAAGACAGACATTGGCGCAGGGAAGTAAGGTGAAAGTGTTAGACACCGGAACAGAAGTGGTAACTGTAGAAATCACACAGAAGGGATACATGAAATGCAATGATTTATTGCCATTGTTCAAAAAAGGGGATAAAGCGAAACTGGTGGAAGATGTAACAGTTACAATTCCAAAAGGAACGGTAATCACATCGGACGACAGCGGATATGGAGGAATTAAAGCAACAGTACAGGGTGTTGTTGATTGTAGGAAAATCGAGCATGTAAAACATTAAATTAACAGCCCCACCTCTTCGGAGATGGGGCGAAAATATTGTATCATCTTACAAAACTTAATAGAATATAATAAAACCGTTTACAACACGTTTACAACAAAATTGTAGCAAAACGTAGCAAATACGTAACATTTTTTTAAGGGGTTCTTAAGGGCAGAAACATTGCAATACAAACAGAAGTGGACTATAATAAATTTTGCAAACAAAAGTAGGAGTACGAGTGA